GTCGGCATCTTGATTGACCTTGATGACCCCGATGCCCGGAATAGGCAGCTCGTAGATCTACTTATGCAGGCATTGGCCACGCGGGGGTTCATCAAGGCTGACCGCTCCGGTAATAACGCGGTGCGTTATGTCCGGCTGCCAGTCGGGCAGAACACCAAGCCGCGCGCGGCCGGCGAGTGGGCGGTGCAGCTGGACACCTGGCGCCCGAGCGTGCGCTGGTCCCTCGAGGACGCCTGCCACGCGATCGGGATCGACTTGGACAACCTGCGCGCGGCGTCTGATGCGCAGACCACTAAATCTGCATCAACGTCAGGGCAGGGCGTGCACGCCGGCGAGATGATCGCGGGGCTGACTGCGCCAGTGGGTGAGCGCGTGTATCACGAGTCGATCACGCGGCTGGCCGCTAGCCTGGTCAGCAACGGCATGTTCCCGGGCGCGGCGGTCGAGTTCCTGCGCGACCTAATGCACCAGGTCAAGCCCACCGGGCCCGAGGAGGAGATCCGGCGCTGGCAGTCGCGGTACGACGAGATCGAGCGGGCGGTCAAGAGCGCGGAGAAGTTCGCGCCTGACAACCGCAAGCCGCCCAGCATCACGGTGAACCTGAACCTCGGCAATGACGAACAAGTGCCGACAGAAAGTAAGCCCGGCGACCTGGTGCCCATGGACTGGGGCAACCTGGCCACGACGCAACCCGAGCCCACGGCCTGGCGCCTCGAGGGCTGGCTGCCCGAGGGCACGGTGACGCTGCTGGCCGCCAACGGAGGCGTGGGCAAGTCGAACCTCAGCCTGCAGCTCGGCGTGTCCCTGGCCACCGGGCAGCAGTTCATGGGCATCGACACCAAGCAGAGCCGGGTCCTGGTGCTCAGTGGCGAGGACGAGGCCCGCACGGTGCACTTCCGCGTGGCCAACATCTGCCAGGACCAGGGCGTGGCCATGCGTGACCTGGCCGGGCGCATGGCCGTCTACGACCTGACCCAGGCCGACTGCGTCCTGTGGCGCGATGGCCACCCGACCGAGCGCATGCAGTGGCTGGCCGACACCGCGGTGCGCACGCGCGCCGAGGTGATCGTGATCGACAACGCCAGCGACGTGTTCGCGGACAACGAGAACGACCGAACCGCAGTCAGGGGCTTCATGCGGGCCCTGAACCTGATCGCTCACGTCACCCGGGCGGCGGTGCTGCTCTTGGCCCACGTCGACAAGGCCAGCGTGCGCATGGGCGCCGGCCAAGACACCAACAGCACGTTCTCAGGGTCGACGGCCTGGAACAACTCAGCGCGCAGCCGCTGGGCCATGGTCCGCGATGGCCAGGTCGTCACCGTGCGCCACGAGAAGTGCAACCTGGGCCCGCTGCAGGACGAGCTGCGCGTGGAGTTCGACCAGGGCAGCAAGACGTTCAAGCGCTTCGGGACCATCCCTGGCCATGCTGCTGCGGCAGCGCTGATGCGCAACACGCAACGCGCTGCGATTCTGCGCATGGTCATGGACGCCGAGCGCGCAGGCCAGCGGCTGTCGATGTCCGCGCAGTCCAACAACAACGCCTACACCGTGCTGCGCCGCTCGGCTGACTTCCCGGCAGGGTTCGACCGCGGCGAGCTGTTCTCGATGCTGTTTGAACTCCAGCGCGACGGCCTGGTGCAGGAGCAGGAATACATCAACGAGCACCGCAAGAAGCACCGCTGCGTGGTGCTGACCGAGGTGGGCCGGATGCGGGCTGCGCAGGGTTCTGGGGCTCCGGCAATGTGGCGGGGCAGCAGCGATGCGTGACCCTTTCAAAATTGACAGCCAGACCTGCATTAGCTTTTCAGGTGGCCGCACCAGCGCCTACATGCTGTGGCGAGTGCTGCAGGCCAACCAGGGCCTGCCGCCCGAGGCCGTCGTCACCTTCGCTAACACCGGCAAGGAGGACGAGGCCACACTGCGGTTCGTGCAGGCGTGCTCAGAGCATTGGGGAGTTCCCATCACGTGGGTGGAATACCAACGCGAGGCGCCCAAGTACAAGCGCGTGACGTTTGAGACAGCCAGCAGAGCCGGCGAGCCCTTCGCCGAGCTGATCGCCGCCAAGAGCTACCTGCCCAACCCCGTGGCCAGGTTCTGCAGCGAGGAGCTCAAGGGCAAGGCCATCGAGCGGCTGCTGGGCCCAGGCGACTGGGAAACCATGGTCGGCGTGCGCGCTGATGAGCCCAGGCGCGTGCCAAAGCTGCGCGCTCGAGGTCTGCTGCTGCCGCTGGTCAGCGCGGGCGTCACCCAGGCCGATGTGCAGGCCTTTTGGCGCGCTCAGCCGTTCGATTTGGAGCTGGAGTTCCGCAACGGCGTCACGGCGCTGGGCAACTGCGACCTGTGCTTCATGAAGGGCCCGCAGCAGATCGCGGGGCTGGTCAAGGACAAGCCCGAGCGCGCGGTGTGGTGGGCGCGACAGGAGCAGGCGGTTGGGGCGACCTTCCGCAGCGATCGGCCGAGCTACTCGGACCTGCATCGGTTCATGGTCGACCAGGCCGATATGTTCAATGACGAGGGGACGCTGTCGTGCTTCTGCGGGGATTGATCGGGGCTGCGCTCGCATGCGCTAGCAGTGCGCTCGCAGTGCGGGCGCATGCTGACGCAGCAGGGAGGCCTGGCATGGCCCCGCCGCCTAAAGGCGGGGGCCAGGCCCTGCGAGGGGGTGCGAGCGCTTGCGCTAGCAGTGATACACTCGCCGTGTGGCGAGTGAGGTGCGAGCGCACCGAAACGCACAAGGGGCTGCTCCAGGTGGGCGGCCCTTTTGCTTGGCGCGTTGGTGAGAAAATGGCGGCATGATGGAAACGCAACATCAGGCTGAGGAGGCGCGCTCCAAAGTTGAGCCGGTCAAGAGGCCGGTCATGCGGACGCCTGACGGGCGCGAGCTGCCGGCGGGCCGCGCTAAGGGCGTGCCCAACAAGGTCACGCGCACGATCCGCGAGGCCGTCGAGATCGCGGCCAGCCAGGTGACCGACAGCAAGGGCACCAAGGGCCTGGCGGCCTGGCTGGTGGAGCGCGCGCAGGGCAGCCTGGGCGACCGGCAGATCTTCGCGGCCATGGTCAACAAGGCGCTGCCGTTGCAGGTCCAGGCCAACGTGGACGGCGGTATCAGGCTGGAGCTGGGCTGGTTATCGCAGCGGCAAGTGGGCACACCTGCGGCACAAATTGAGAACCAGCCGGCGCAAGTGCTTGATCTGCAACGGGAAAACGACGGCACGTACCGGATCATTGATCCGGGCACAGGGGCGGAGGGGGTGCCGGCCAGTGGCCAGGCGCCGGATGCCGACGCGATAGAACGGCCTACAAGGCCCGCGGAGGGCTAGGTGGGGCCCTGGCCTGACCTGCTCTGCGATCGCGTCTCCTGCGCGATCCTGGGCCCGTGCGCGGGGCACTGCGGGGCCGGGGCGATTCCTGACCCCCTACCCCCCTTCGAGGCGACGGGGGAGGGGGCGGCCGCAGCAGGGGCCCCCGCCCCTTTTCCTCTACCCCCGACCAACCTTATGAGCAAACCTCAACACGACCCCGTCAACCACCCCGCCCACTACACCGCCCACCCGAGCGGGGTGGAGTGCATCGACATCACCGAGCACATGAACTTCTGCCTGGGCAACGCGATCAAGTACGTCTGGCGCGCGGGGCTGAAATCCAACAGCCCGGTGGAGGACCTGCGCAAGGCGCGCTGGTACATCGACCGCGAGATCCAGCGCTTGACGCGCGGATGAACATCAACACCGCGACATGAATTTGCAGGAATACCAACCGCGCCAGGTGTTCCTGCCGCTGCACAACCGCGACCGCCGCTGGACGGTGGTGGTGGCGCACCGACGCTGCGGCAAGACGGTGGCCATGTGCGCCGACCTGGTCCTGGGCGCGCTCGAGACAGCGCTGCCCAAGCCGCAGTTTGCCTACCTGGCCCCCCAGCGCGACCAGGCCAAGCGGGTGGCGTGGGGCTACCTCAAGGATCTGACGCGGCCGTTCTGGACCAGGCCGCCCAACGAATCTGAGTTGAAGATTTCGATTAACAACGGCCACAAGGGCGAGTCGACGATCTACGTCGCGGGCGCTGACAACTACGACGCCCTGCGCGGCATGTACTTCGACGGCGCGGTGCTGGACGAGGTGGGCGACATGAGGCCCAGCGCCTGGTACACGGTGATCCGCCCGGCGCTGTCAGACCGCCGCGGGTGGGCGATTTTTGCCGGCACGCCCCGCGGCAAGAACCTGTTCTGGAATTTGCGCGAGGAGGCGCGGCTGAACCCGGCCACGCACATGCTGCTGGAGCTGCCCGCGTCCAAGACCAACATCATCCACCCTGATGAACTGCGCGACGCCAAGGCGCAGATGACGCCGGAGGCGTTTGAGGTCGAGTACGAGTGCTCGTTTGATGCCGCGGTGCCGGGCGCGTACTACGCCAAGCAGATCGGCGACGCCTACGAGCAGGGCCGGATCGGAAAGTTCCCTGTCGACCCGGCGTTCCCGGTCAACCTGGTGGCCGACCTGGGCTACACCGACAGCTGCAGCTGGTGGGGATGGCAGGAGACGCGCGACGGGTATCGCATCGTCGACTTCTACGAAGCGGACAACCAGCCGATCCAGCATTACATCGACTGGGTAAAGTCACGCCCGTACCGGGTCAACGCGGAGGGCGTCTTTTTGCCTCACGATGCCCGCGCCAAGTCGTTGCAGACGGGAAAATCCATCATCGAGCAGTTCCTGGCCAACGGCATCCGGCCGCGTCTGGTGCCCGAGATGTCGCTGCAGGACGGCATTGAGGCCGCGCGGCTGGTGCTGCCCAAGTGCTGGTTTGACGAGGAGGTCACCTACGACGGCGTCGACCACCTCCGCGCCTACATGCGGGAGTGGGACGAGAAGACCCAGACCTACCGCAACCGGCCCAAGCACGACCAGCACTCGCACGCGAGTGACTCGTTCCGGTATCTCGCGCTCGCTGCGCGCCCGGTGATGGCGAAATCGCACCCCGGTCCTAAAATCTCGACACCTGTGGTCAAGAGCATGAACTATGCGTTCGCCCTTGACGACATCTGGGACTGCGGTCCCCAACAGAGCACAAGGATCGGGTGATGGAAACCAACGCCAAGATCACCAGCGCAAGCGATTTCCAAAGCACCCCGGCGGGTCTGGCGCAGCGTTGGTCGACTGAGATTCAGGCGTCGCAGCAGGAGCTGATGAAGTTCCACACGGACGCCAACCGCATCACGCAGCGTTATCTGGACCGCCGCGATGCGTATGCGAAGGACGAGAGCAAGGTCAACCTGTTCTGGTCGACGATGAAGGTCCTGCTGTCGATGCTGTACGCGCGGCCACCCAAGGCAGACGTCTCGCGCACGTTCCAGGACTTCGAGGACGACCAGGCCCGCGTGGCCGGGTTGATGCTGCAGCGGATCCTCAACCGCGGCTTCGACGAGAACGTGTCTGTCTGGGACGCGGCCGTGCGGCAGGGCATCGAGGACTGGCTGATCGTGGGCATGGGCCAGATCTGGCTGCGGTACGAGGTCAAGACTGAGCCCTACACCGTGCCGGCCGTGTTCGACGAGTTCGGCGTGGAGCTGCAGCCCGAAACCGAGGCCGAGCGGATCGTCGACGAGGACGCCCCGGTGGACTACATCTACTGGGAAGACTTTTTCTACTCGCCGGCGCGGACCTGGCCCGAGGTGCGGTGGGTCGCGCGCCGCGTCTGGATGACCAAGGACCAGCTGGTCGACCGATTCGGCGAGGAGATCGCCAAGATTGTCCCGCTGGGGGTGCAGGTCAAGAAGGCCGACGTCAACGACCAGTCGCCCAAGCACGACCCGTGGTCGAAGGCTGAGGTGTTCGAGATCTGGTGCAAGGAGAACAAGAAGGTCTACTGGTACGCCAAGGGCGCCGACGTCATCCTGGACGTGAAGGACGACCCGCTGCAGCTCGACGGGTTCTTCCCGTGCCCCAAGCCCCTGGCCGCGAACGTCACCAGCTCCAACTTTATGCCCCGCGCCGACTACATCTTCGCGCAGGACCAGTTCAACGAGCTTGACGAGATCAACACACGCATCACCTGGCTGACCCGCGCGGCCAAGGTCGTGGGCGTGTACGACAAGACGGCCGACGGCGTGCAACGCATGTTCCAGCAGGGCGCCGAAAACCAGATGATCCCGGTCGACAACTGGGCCCTGTTCGCGGAGAAGGGCGGCATCAAGGGCCAGGTCGACTGGGCCCCGATCGACATGGTCGTCAACTGCATCGAGCGCCTGCGCCAGTACCGGCAGGACAAGGTGATGCAGATCTACGAGGTGCTGGGCATCTCCGACGTGATGCGGGGCTCGAGCCGCGCCAGCGAGACGGCCACCGCGCAGCAGATCAAGGCGCAGTTCGGATCGACCCGGATCCAGCTGATGCAGTTCTACATCGCCGACTGGATCTCGCAGGCGCTGCGGATCAAGGCCGAGATCATCTGCAAGCACTGGCAGCCCGAGACGATCATCAAGCGGTCGAACATCGAGCGCACGCCTGACGCGGCCATGGCGTTGGACGCGATCGCCCTGCTCAAGGACGAGCACATGGCCCAGTACCGGGTGAACGTCGAGGCCGACAGCATGGCCGCGCTGGACTGGGCCGCCGAGCGCGACGCCGCGGTGCAGTTCATGCAGGGCCTGGGGGCGTTCATCTCCCAGGTGGCGCCGATGGCGCAGTCGGTGCCCCAGGCGGCTCCGGTGCTGCTGTCGCTGCTGCAGTGGAGCGTGTCCAAGTTCCGCGTGTCGCAGCAGATCGAGGGCGTGCTCGACCAGGCAATCGGCGCGCTCAAGCAGCAGGGCATGCCCCAGCAGCAGGGCCCAAGCCCGCTGCAGCAGGCTGAGGTGGCCGAGAAGATGGCCGGCGCCAAGGAGCGCCAGGCCAAGGCCGTCAACACCGAGATGGACGCGCGCATGAAGGCGATGCAGATGGGGATGCTGCAGCCGCAGCCCCAGCTCCCGCCGGCCGCTCCTCAGATGCCGCCGGTTAACGGCGGCGTGCCACCGATGCAGTGAGGACGCGATGCAACCACAGGACCTGATCAACGCCCTGCGCGACCGCGCGCGCAAGTTCGTCTCTTTGGACAACCCCGAGGACGGTGACCTAGGTGACCTGGCAATCGACATCGGCGCCGGCTTCCTGCCGGTGGTCGGCACGGCCACCAGCGGCCGCGATTTCGAGCGCGCGCGCCGCGAGGGCGACAAGCTGGGGATGGTCCTGTCAGCGGCCGGCATGGTGCCGGTGGTCGGTGGTGTTGCCGGCGCGGCCAACAAGGCGCGCAAGGGTGGCAAGGCTACCGAGGAGACGGTCAAGGCGCTGCGCAAGGTTGACGACGTCGGCTATGACCGCGCCAAGATCGCGGCCAACTATCCCGACACCGCGCCCCCTGTGCTGGCCAAGGACCCCAAGACGGGCAAGGAATTTCTGCAGAAGCAAAACTCTGCCGAGGCGCTGGCTGTCGAGAAGGTGCGCAAGGCCGCGCAGAAGGACATCGACAAGGGCAACTACGACCCGTATTTCAAGGTCGAGGACCGTTTCTACGCTGACGCCAGCAAGTATCCGTTGCAGGGCCGCACCGTCACCGACGCGCTGCCCAAGAAGCAGGCCACGATCGACAAGTACACCGCAGAGTTCGACACGCCGGAGGCGCGCGAGCGCCTGACGACGGCCTTTCGCGAGGGCAGCAAGGACCCCAACGCGAAGGACTGGTACGCGATGGGCCAGCTCGAGGCCGAGTTCATCAAGGAGTTCGGCGACAAGAAGGGCCGCGAGATGTTCAAGGAGCGGTTCGCCGATGCGATGTCTGCAACAACCGGCGGCGCTGACCCGACTGCCAACCTGCTGATGTCAGCCTACGGCAACTTCCTGCGTCAGAAAGGCGTGCCGCAGCCGAGCGCTGCGTATGAGTTCCCGTACCCGATCGGCGGCCGCTTCGCGTCTGGAAACATGGCCATGTACGACAAGGTCATCAACCAGGGCGCTGGCCTGCAGGCCGCCAAGACACCCAAGCGTTTCGACTTTTCGGCCAACTTCATGGGGCACCGCGATCGCGCCACGATTGACGAGCAGATGAGCGGAGGTTTCCGGCCTGGTCTGCTAGTGCCGCCGGGTGATTCCTATGGCGTGTTTGAGAAAGTGGTGCACGACCTGGCCAAGGCCGAGGGTGTGCAGCCGGCCAACTTCCAAGACGTGGCCTGGAAGGGCCTGAAGGGAGTGCCCGGCAAGCCGATGATTCAGCACGTCAACGAGGCGGTCGAGCGCACCGCGCGCGTGACAGGCAAAAAGCCGCAGGACGTGGTTCGCGACAGCCTGGTGCGTGGCACGCATCCGCTGTACAGCCTGGGCGCTGCCGGCATCGGCACCGCCGCTCTGGCAGCCGCGCTGCGCAATCAGGAGGAGGACGAGTTTTGATCGTCCAGGTCAATCTTGAGCTGTTTCGCGGCATCGAGCAGCTCGGTGCCGAGCTTGCCCTCTAGG